GCTTCTTCTCTTGGTAACAAAATTAAATCTCTCTCATCAGGACAATATGTTGGTTTACCATCCAGACGAGGACTACAAGCGTGTGCAGGTGGGTCGGTCACTGGTGCTGTACATCCAACCAATATGAGTGGTATTGCCAAATTTTTAATCATTCGGAAATAGATGATCGTATCTCATTATATAGTATATCATAATTGATACAGAAATCAAGAGTATTACAATCATCCATATAATACTCCAAACAATCAATCTCGTTGCCTCCAATCATCTGATCTATCATTCTTAAACCAGTCTGCTATATCATCCGCACCATTAAAACCATTTTTCTTTGAATTTGGATCACCGATATCCAAATACTTTAAACAAGACCCATCTGGGTCAGTTGCGAGTCTTCTTGCTTGACTCATCATACCTCTTGCACTCGTATTAGCCTTTGCTAATTTATTTGCCCATATCATATCTTCTAAAGTCACTTCAGTTCCAGAAGCAATGTCTTTACAGATTGATTCCAATCTCAGACGATATTTTGTAGATAACATAAACTAATATATGTAATAAGTATATACTATATATTGATTAAAAAGATGGCTCTAAATCAGATATGTGGTCTCCAAAACAAACGGAGTATGTCAAGTCCTCTTTCCAATATGATCTGTATATCTTATCCCAGATTAAATCAAACTCCTCTTCATTTAAATTTTTAAAGAGGCATCTGTCTTCAATGTAAATGTGATAGGAAGCTGTCTTTGTCATGGTAGTTCTACTTGTTTACAAACCAAATAACTATTAATTGTTTTACATGAGAATGCTTTATCTCTACTTATCTTTCCTAATAAAAAAGTAATTGAAATCAATTGAATCACTATCACGAGTGGTATTCCTACCTTTAATAATGTTTTTGCTTTAGTGGTCATAATGTAATCATTGTCATTGCTTGTTGTAGTTCTCTAGCATGTTCGAGTTCATCTTCTGCTATCTCTGCGATTCTCTTATCCTCTGGATGATATGAAAGATACTTGATGTAAGTTTCATATGCATGCTTTTCAATCTTCATGTTGATATCATAAGCGTTAATAGGATTGAGAACATAATACCCAACCATGATCCAATAATAAAGTATAACAAGATGTTTGGCAAGGAACCGATCAATCCAGTATTTATTGCCCTCCCTAGCTTCCATCTCTTCCAAGTGTTCCGTTTCATTTAAGGCCTGATAGAAGTGTTCTTTCATTAAATATATATGTTCCTCACCTCTCAATCCTAAAGATTCTCTTAAATGTAATACACTTATGAACGCAAAGTATGGCGCTCGTGCGATAACTTCAAGAACCCAGAATCTTTGAGATGGTCGATTGCGATATAAAAAATCAAGTATCGCAACTGTGACATTAAGGACTGCTGAATTTAATTGTTTCATTTAATCTCCTTAATTGATTCCAAAGAAAAAGGATGTTCCTGTAGATACGGAACATCCTCTCTTGCGTGTCTTACTGCTTCAAATGCGTCTTCAGCATATTCACCAATTTCATGGTGTTCGTTTTGTTGATCGTGCCAACTTAATGTGTAATGGGACATGATAGTTTCAACTCCAGTACGTTATTATTTATAATAACACACTAGGTATAATTACGCATCAAATATGTGGACTCACTGACATCATTCTTCGATTTCAAAGAACCATTTTATGTGTTTAATGTAATCAAATGTGCAGCCTATATCCTTGTCACAGTTAGTATCATACTTTCTGTCACATAAAAACTTTCTTAATTCATAAACAGAATTAAATTTACCTTGATGTCTTTCCTGTTCGTCGTATAGATGATACTTCATCAACAGTTTTTATTCAAGTCCTCTGCCATATTACCACCTATATCAGCTCCCTGATTACCACCAAACATCGCCACCCAACCAGCAGCGACCCAACCAACAAAGGGAATAGTACTAAGAGTAGGAGCAGCACTAGCACCAATCGATGTACCCACCAAACGTCCTGTTCCTTCTGCACTTCCGATTGCTTTGATGCATGCTTCACTTTTTCGTGCAGCAGTTATTTCCTCCGCTTGTTGTTGAGTTAAACCAGGCGGTGAGTCAATCCAAGACCTATGATTAGAAACAGGGCCACCCTGATTAATCTGACCGTCCATGAAATACTCCTCTGTAACTTGAGTTGTATTGTTTGCTAAACCTAAGAAACCACCCTTCTTCTTGATGTCCTTAGTGATAAATGCTGTCTTGGGATCGTTTGCTTGATAACTTAACTTATATCCATCCTTACTTGCTGAGATAGCATATGATGTATAAGGAGTTACTGGTATATCTATCTTAGGTAACTGACTTTCAGTTTTTCTACTAGCAATATATCCTATCATTCCAAGATGTGAGACAGCAAAAAGACTACCTACTACACCAATTGATATCCACTTTATATTATTCATTTTGAGTCAGGGGTGATTTTAATTGGTGCTGATTCAATTCTGATTGTCTGTGCTGGTGCAGTCTCTGCCGCCTTTGCAATCAAGAACTCCATGTCTTTCTTAGATATATTTGCATCTCCACCACCACCTTTCTTTTTACCACCAGCTTGAACGCCAAAGGTTGCTAACACACCTGTAAATACTGATGCTATGAAAGTTGGGTCAATTTTTTGTTCCTGTTTATAGCCAGGAATCTCAACGTAGTTCAAAGTTAAGATTGCTCCTGCCCATATCATCACGCCAAGGCGAACAAATGTACTAAGTATTGCTAGTTGCTCTTCTTTATCGTCTAATCCTTCTTTAAGTTTACTAAAAGGCCCCTTCTTTTTGGGTTCTTCTTTTTTAACTGCTTCAGCCATAATTATGTTATGATCTCAAGTTATTTAGTCAACCAATATCTTGCAACTTCTCTACTACTGTTGATGCCTGCATAGGGGCGACATCATTTAAACCATTTGCATCGAACCAAGGTGCGTTTTCCCAGTCGAATCCATCACCGAATGTGTTGTCGGCATTTGCAACATACCAATGGCAAGCTGCGTCTGGTATGTCAACCGCACATACAGCCCAATCATCTGTCCATTGAGGGACTTGTACCCAGATGACTGGTTCAGCTTCATACGCATATGCGGTTTTACTTACTCCAAATAACAATACAAACACTAACAACCAAGAAAATATTCGAGGAATATATTTGATTGATGGAGGATGTTTGTATGTCTCCATAACGTCGTGATAATTCATTAGATTAATCCTGAGTAACCAGCTACTGTGCCTATAATAATAAAAAAACCGAACTCCATGAGTTCGTAGTATGGACTATAGAATATTTTCTTCATGCGAAAGCGATGTTACCTACACCTGATACGATGTAAAGTGCAACTACTGATGTGAATAGAATGTGATACATTACGTTCCTTGATATACTGGGGTCATTATTCCACCACCCTGATCATCATCGTCATCATCTTGAGAACCCATTAAGAGTTCAAAGAAGACTAGAATTCCTATGGGGTAGAAACACCATAGGATCGCTAGAAAGGGTGATATTTCATTTGTCGGGGACAGTTCTGACATTTATACAAAGCCAGGAATGATTTGTCCTGTTGTTAGGTATGCACCTAACCCTGCTATAATACCGAGCATGGCGAGGCTGCCATTAAGTTTCTCAGCAAATAACTTTTCTTTTTCTACTTCTTTTTTCATTAGAAGATGCCTGGGATGATTTGTCCTGTTGTTGCATATGCACCTACTGCTGCAACAAAACCGAGCATAGCTGCCCATCCGTTAAATCTTTCTGCTTCTGGAGTCATTAGTTTGTACCTTTTTTGAATTGTGAACTGTGAATTAAATTTCATTTTAAAATAAGCCTGGTACTATCCACCCGAATAGACCATAGTTTATTACGCCGATTACTAATCCAAGCATCGCAAGGCGACCATTGACTAGTTCTGCATACTTCCAATAAGGGTGTTTGGTGTCCATTAGAATACGCCTGGAATGATTTGACCTGTGGTTGCGTATGCACCGATAAGTGCAACAAAACCAATCATAGCCCAGCGACCATTCACTTTTTCTGCATTCTGTGGATAACCCTCGTATGAAACTGATTCATCGATGTATGGGCGGGTTTCAGTTGGGAAAGCATTTTGTCTTCCACCACTCTCTGTTGTTACAGTCATTTAAGTTTCATTAAGAAGTGTTACATTATTATATATAATATATTAAGTTTTGTCAACATATTTGTTCATATTCACACATACTATTAAGAAAATCTTAAGAGTTATATAACTTTTACTTATAATCTGTTACAGTTCTGTATCATTCACCTAGCGTATGAACTACTGGTTGTTCGTTTATTAATATTTCATACAACTCAATATCTTCTGCAGCTGATACAGGTTTAAACTCATTCTCTGCTCGAAACAAATCATCACGAACTGCCTGATTGATTACGATAGAACCATTCTCTCCAGATACAGAACGATGATATGTGTTTGTAGGTATAACTAATGCACCACTCTGTCGATTTAGATGCACGATATGATAAGGATATTTCCAGTCTCTGTTCACTAACTCAAAAGTTCTCTCTCCAGACACAACACGGTTGTGGTCTACTTGATGATAGTGTATATAAAATTGTTTCGCACCGACTTTATCGTCAGGTGGTGATATAGCAGGCCCTGTATGCACTACAAGGTCAGATGCATTTGATTCCTCTACGGATATGTCGTAAAAAATAACATCGGATGTCTCTCTGAACACCCGATGTTTAACAAAATTAACGTCACTCATAACATAATTTTAGTTTGATTTAGAAAGTAAACTTTACTCCTACTTTTCCAGCCCAGTCAACGTCATCTTCAGCAGTTACTCCAGAGATTTCTCCGTAGAACTTATCATAAGAACCACCAAGGTATCCAATGAATTCTACATCACCGAACTCGTCAGTAGTTTCTGTATGTGTGACTGTTGGGCCACCAGATACATACCAACCGATTCCGTTTGTTGTTTCTCCTTCATAACCTACAACTGCTTCTAGACCACCAGATGTATATGCACCATCAGGATATGATCCAGTTGCTTCCAAATTGACATATGGGCCTGCAAATGCAGCACCAGCGAATAGGAATGGAGAGGCAGCTACTGCTGCAATTTTAGACTTAATAGACATTTTTGTTTTTGTTTATCTCGCAAGCAATAAAAAACCTGCGGATGGCAACTCCCCCGACAAGGGTGTTGTACATTCTACGCAGGGTTACGATCTTTCGAGTCCTTCGTTCTATGTAATGGTATTTAGTTTAACACAAGATTAAAAATGTGTCAAGTTATACGGTTTGTGTTGATTTCCAATCATTCTCAAAGAGTTCGATACCTTTATCAGTGAGAATATGCTTATACATTTTTTTAAAGACAACAGGTGGTAATGTGCAAATATTCGCACCATACTCAAATGCACGACCAACAGATCTTACATCACGAATTGATGCTGCAAGTATTTCTGTCATCTTCCAATTCTGTTTTTCATAGATGTTTGCAATGTCTTTAATAAGACATAGACCACCAAAAGAATTGTCATCAACTCTACCTACAAATGGCGAAACATAAGTTGCACCAGCCTTTGCTGCAAGTATTGCTTGCGATGGTGAGAAGATCAAAGTAACATTGACTTTGATACAATTACGAGAAAGTTCCCGACACGCGATTAGACCATCGGGTGTGCAAGGAACTTTGATTGTTGCTTGA